CTACCCCCCAAGGGGGGCAAGCGGTCGCGGCCTTCACCGGAATTCGAGGAGGCGATGGCCAAGACCGAAGGCTTCACCGAGTTCTACGAGGCGTACCCACGCAAGGACAAGGGCCCCGACGCGCTCAAGGCCTATCGGCAGGTCAGATTGCACGAGAAGTCCGACGAGCGGGCGCTGATGATGTCGGGGCTGGCGAAATGGCGGGTTCACGAGCAGTGGAGGAAAGAGGGCGGTCACTACGTGCCGTTGCCGGCGACATGGCTGCGCAACTTGCGTTGGCGGGACGAGTCGGTGTGCGGCAAGCCGGTTGCGGTGCTGCTCGACAGTGCCGGCGTGGAGTGGTTCGTCGCCGCCGGCTTCGATGACGCTGACACCGCCAACAACTACCGCTGCTACCCGCACAACGCCCACGAGTTTCGTAACCGCGTGCGCATCGAGGAGCAGCCGGCATGAACGCCAAGGAACTGAGCCAGCGGCTCGCGGCGGACGCGGAGGGTATCGCGACCTACCTGCTGCCGAACGGCAAGCGCAAGGGCCGGGAGTGGAAGGCCGGCAGCAAGGATGGAGAGGAGGGCAGCAGCCTGTCGGTCTGCGTGTCGGGCAACAAGGCAGGCGTGTGGTCTGACTTCGCGGCGGGCAGCGGCGGTGACCTGCTCGACCTGTGGATGGCTGTGCGGGCTTGCTCGTTGGTCGAGGCCATCAACGAGGCCAAGCAGCATCTCGGCATCCGCGACACGATGCCAGGCGGCGAGCACACGCCGAAGGCCTACGCCAAGCCAGAGAAGCCACGGGCCCAGGCTGCCAAAGGCAAGGTGCACGAGTGGCTGGTGGGTCGAGGGCTCACGGCCGAGACCATCACAGCGTTCAAGATCGCCGAACAGCGCAGGGGCGACGCCACGATTGCCGTGTTCCCGTACTTGCGCGACGGCGTGTACGTCAACGCCAAGTTCCGCGACATCGAGAACAAGAAGGGCATGCACCAGGAGGCCGGCGCCGAGCCATGTCTGTTCGGTTGGGATCTGGTCGATCCGAAGGTGCGCACGATCGCCATCACCGAGGGCGAACTGGACGCGATGAGCTTGCACCAGGTGGGCATTCCGGCGTTGTCCGTCAACCAGGGCGCCGGCAACCACCAGTGGATCGAATCGGACTGGACACGCCTGCAGCGCTTCAGCGACATCCTGGTCGCGTTCGACAGTGACGAAGCCGGGGAGAAGGGCGCCATCGAGGTCATGAAGCGCCTGGGGCTGGAGCGGTGCCGGCGGCTGAAATTCTTGAAGAAGGACGCCAACGAGTACCTGATGGCTGGCGCGGAGCGTGTGGACTTTCTCGACTGCGTTGATGCTGCGCGGCCGCTCGATCCCGAGGAATTGGTGGACATCACCGAGTTCCATGACGACGTGAAGGCCGCGTTCTATCCGCCGCCTGGATCGCGGCGAGACCCGACTCTGCGGCTAGACCGCGACTTCGAATGGTTCGAGTTCCGATACGCTGAGGTGACGCTCTGGACCGGCATCAACGGCCACGGCAAGTCGCTGCTGATCAGTCAGGTCGTGCTGGGCCTGATCTCCCAAGGCGAGCGGTTCGTGGTGTTCAGCGGTGAGATGACGCCCACGAGCCAGCTGCGACGCATGGTGCGCCAGGCCACGGGGCTGGACCGACCGTCTATCGCGTACATCGACGCCGTAATGGATTGGTTGCGCGGGACGTGCTGGGTGTTCAACCTGCAGGGCGTTGCCCGCCTGGACCGGTTGATCGAAGTGTTCACGTACGCGCACCAGCGGTACGGCACGCGCCACTTCATCGTGGATAGCTTGATGACCACCGACGTGCCAGACGATGGCCCGCGCGCGTTCACGGCGCAAAAGGAGGCCATTGCAAAACTGGTCGGCTTCGCCCGCAAGTTCAAGGCACATGTGCACCTGGTCGCGCACCCCCGCAAAGGCAAGGACGAAGGTGCGGCACCGGGAAAGATGGATGTGTCGGGCAGCGGCCACCTGAGCAACGGCCCGGACAACGTGTTCTCCGTGTGGCGCGCCGACAAGGACGAGTCGAAGCCCGAGACCATGGATGGTCCTGACGCCCAGCTCGTGCTGGTGAAGCAGCGAAACAGCTTCGGCCCCAATGCCGTCCAGAAGTACACGCTGAAGCTGTGGTTCGACAAGGCGTCTCAGCAATACCGCGGCGATTCGAAATGGCGCCCGCTGTCCTATGTCCAGTTCTCCAACCAACCCGAGTACACAAATGCTGAACCGACCACCTGAGCACTTCAAGATTTTCCAAGCCGATAGATTCGCCGCCGACACCTGGGTGCTGCTGTGGAGCCAGCAGCAAGGCTTCATGCATGTCGAGACAGTGGGCGAAATGCTGGCCTCGCATCAGGATGCCTTCATCTCCGACAGCGTGCTGCAGTACATACCACTCGCGTTCGGATCGCGGACGACCATCGACAAGCTGTCGGAGCAGTTGGACCCGACCATGGCCGAGCGCTACAACGCGCGCGGCCGCGGGCAGGACGACTTCATCCCATGGGAGCAGTTGCCCTGACCTTGCCAGGCATCACCGGCCCGTGATGGAGCCGACATCGAATCTAGAACCTGACCCAGAAAGGGGAGAGCATGGGAAAAGCAGCGGAGTTGGAACCGCGGTGGCTGGTCAGCCTGATGTCGCAATGGGCGCGCAGGATGGCCAGGGAGATCGACGGAGGGCTGGGCTATCCCGCGAAGGCCGCGTTCCTCACGATCGGCGCGCAGCGGTCTGTGCGCACCGACCCGACCGAGTTCTCGGCCAAGGACTATCGCGAACTGGATGAGGCGCTGGCGCACCTGCTGGCGGTCGCGCCGGGCCCGTGGCACGCGATGCGTATGTACTACTTGCCGTGGGCCGCCGAGAACTACCGACGTGAGGGCTGGCCGTTCGGGAACAGCACTTACTACGCGCGGCTGCATGTCGCTCACCGCGCTGTTGCTGAATTCATGGACCGCGAAAAGAAAGTCGTCGAACCTCTTGTCGCGGCGACTGAGATGGAATAAAGTGCATGAATTCAGGTAGTGTGACTACCTGTCTGCCGAAACCCGCTCACGCGGGTTTTTGCGTTTCTGGAGTGTCAATCGGCAGGTTTGTCGCCGCCGAGATGGAGTTCAGGTGCGAGCGGTAAAGGCGATCCGCTTTTTCCTGCTTCTCAAGGCGGCCATGAGCGATCGTTCGCAACTTTGACTCGATGTTGGCAATTGTGGAGGTGTCAATCTCATTGCCTCCACGCGGAACGATCACCTTCAGAACAGTCGAGCCCTCGGCGCAGTCGAACTCCAGATCATCGAGCCTGAGCTCGCTCAGAAGGAAATACGGACTTTCGTCCATGTTGAGAGCAACGTGATTCCTGTCGGCGGTGTGTTCCGCATTGATCGAGAGAATTTTCATGGTGTGTTCCTGGGTTAGGTGTGGACGAGGCAAATCGGGCCGGACTCCCGTATTGCAAGTCTCCATTTCCCGTGGATGCCGTCTTCCGGATCGTCCAATGCGGACTCACGCGCGTGCAGCGGCTTGAACCGGTAGGCCATCGGCCTGTGACACGTTCGAGACCCAACCGAACAACCCCCGGCAACTGCCGTCCAGCCATGACGGTCCCGGCGCGGGTAAACGCTGGGTAAGTTTCACGGCACGCACTCTGTCGCACATGGCACGAGTGAGAACAGCAGACCGCCAGCCCGCATCACCGGGTCAGCCTGATGGCGATCACCTCGGACAAGCCTCGACGCCCCGAAAGGAAAATCATGAACTGCAACTTGATCATTGAACAGCAAGAGCGCGCCGCCAAGACGTACCAGCGCGCGCGAGAAGACCGCTTGGCAACCGAGGCCTACCCATTGCCGTCCGTGGTCCGATGGGCTGCGCACATGCAGGAGAAGGCAGCCGCGGTGTCTCGTGCTGCCCGGCTTGCTGCGGGCGTGGTGGGCTGATCATGAGTGCGGTAAGCGTAGTGTTCAACAGCGCGTTCGGTCGTTTCGATATTCCGATCGACATCTGGACGCGCTCGGTCCGGTGGGCCCAGAGTCGGCCCGACTACTTGGAAGATTGGTGCCGCTGGCAGTACCAGAAGGCCAACCATGGCTAGGCCGACCAAGTACAAACACGAGTTCGTGGCGCAGGCCAAAAAGCTGTGCAAGCTCGGCGCCACAGACATCGAGATCGCCGACTTCTTCGGCATCACGAAGGTGACGCTGAACCGGTGGAAGCTGGAATATCCGGCGTTTTGTTCCTCCATAAAAACGGCCAAGGCCGAGGCGGACACCCGCGTGGAGCGCAGTTTGTACGAGCGCGCGACCGGCTACGAGCATCCGGAGACCGACATTC